TTCAGGATGCAACGCGCCGGAACGACTGCGAGCGCAACTTCCGTGGCTTCTGCGAGCGATACCTGCCGCAGACATTCCACCTCAAGTGGTCGCCCGATCACCTGAAGGTGATCGCGAAGATCGAGACCGCCGTGCTCGAGGGTGGACTCTTCGCGATGGCGATGCCGCGCGGGAGCGGAAAGACCTCGCTCTGCGAAACGGCGTGTCTCTGGGCGCTCCTCTACGGGCACCGCGCGTTCGTGGCTCTCATCGGAAGCGACGAGGAACACGCCGCGAACATGCTCGACTCGATCAAGGCCGAACTCGAGAACAGCGATCTCCTGCTCGGCGACTTCCCCGAGGTCTGCTTCCCCATTCGCAAGCTCGAGGGGATTCACCAGCGGGCCTCCGGTCAGTTGTTCCGAGGGAAGCAGACGCACATCGGCTGGACCGCACGCGAGCTCGTGCTGCCGACGATCGAGGGCTCGAGCGCCGCTGGCGGCATCATCCGTGTCGCCGGGATCACTGGTCGCGTGCGCGGCATGAAGTACAAGCGACCTGACGGAGGCGCTGTGCGCCCGTCGCTTGTTCTCATCGATGATCCGCAGACCGACGAATCGGCGCGGAGCCCATCGCAATGCGAGACGCGCGAGCGCATCCTTTCCGGAGCGATCCTTGGACTCGCTGGCCCAGGCAAGAAGATCGCCGGGTTGATGACGCTCACCGTCGTGCGTCCGGACGACCTGGCCGACCGCCTGCTCGACCGCGACAAGCATCCCGCATGGCAAGGCGAGCGCACGAAGATGATGTACTCGTTCCCGACGAACGAAGCGATGTGGTCGCGCTACGCGGAGCTGCGCGCCGCGGGTCTTCGCGCCGACGCAGGGATCGTGGGGGCGACCGCGTTCTATCGCGAGAACCAGATCGCGATGGACGAAGGCGCCGTGATCGCCTGGCCCGAGCGCTTCAATCACGACGAAGCGTCAGCCATCCAGCACGCGATGAATCTGCGCCTACAGGGCGAGGCCGCGTTCTGGGCCGAGTACCAGAACGAACCGCTGCCGGAGTCAAACGCGGTCGACGACGATCTGCTCAAAGCGGATGAGATCGCGGCGAAGACGAACGGTCACGCGCGCCGCGAGGTTCCGATCGGCTGCACCCGGCTCACGATGTTTGTCGATGTCCAGGGCAAGGCGCTCTTCTGGATGGTCGCTGCGTGGGAGGACGACTTCACCGGCTACCTCGTCGACTACGGCACCGAGCCGGATCAGAAGGTGGCACCCGGCGCCCACTTCACTCTGCGCGACCTCAGGTTCACGCTCGCCGACATCGCCCCGCGTGCTGGCCTCGAAGGCGCTGTCTACGCCGGTCTTGAACGCCTGATCGAAACGACTGTCGGTCGCGAGTGGCGACGGGACGACGGCGCGATGGTCCGCATCGACCGATGCCTCATCGACGCGAACTGGGGCGCGTCGACCGATGTCGTCTACCAGTTCTGCCGCCAGTCACCGCATGCGGGCATCGTGATGCCGAGTCACGGGCGCTATGTCGGCGCATCGAGCATCCCGTTCAGCGAGTACCGCAGGAAGCGCGGCGACCGTGTCGGCCTCAACTGGCGCGTGCCGACGATCACGGGTCGACGCGCGGTGCGACACGTCGTGTTCGACACGAACTACTGGAAGAGCTTCATTCACGCGCGTCTCGCGGTGCCGATGGGCGATCCAGGCAACCTGTCGCTCTACGGTCGCGGTCCCATGCTGCACCGACTCCTGGCCGACCACCTGCTCTCCGAGTACCGCGTGCGGACGGAAGGGCGCGGTCGCACGGTTGACGAGTGGAAGATGCGAGTCGATGGCCTCGACAACCATTGGTTCGACTGCGCGGTCGGCACTGCGGTCGCAGCATCAATGGAAGGCGCGGTGCTCTTCGGCACCGGCGCGTCGATGCCTGCGAAGCGGCCGCGCCTGAAGCTCTCGGCGTTGCGAAGGGAGCGTTACTAGTGCCACGCACTCGTTGTGACCGTCCATCCACCGGCTCGCCCACCGTCGGACTTGTCTGCCATCGGTGTGCGTGCCAGCACTGCCGCGTGATCTATCTCAGGCGGCTGCCTCGCGGTGTCCTCCTTCGCCGTCGTGAGTGCCGCAACTGCGGACACCGTTTCACCACGCGCGAAGCGCCAGCGTGAGGTCGATCTATCGAACGATCTTGAAGCACGCCGCGCACTTGGTGCGACAGCTCCCCTGCTGCTGCAGATGTAGAGGGCATCGGACTCCACGATGCCGGACCCCGAATCCAATCTCGAACAGAAGATCCGTGACGCAGCCGCTGGGCCGGCGCGCGCCTCGAACGAGACTGGCTCGGTCGATCAGCAGCCGCTTGGCGAGCTGATCGACGCCGATCGGTATCTCGCGTCGAAGGAAGCCGCCGCGAATCCCCGCAAGGCACTGCGCTTCACGAAGCTGGTGCCGCCAGGAGCGGCCGGCTGATGGGCTTCTTCCTGACCATGCTGGGACGGCTCGCGGGCACTGACCGCGCGCGTGCCACTTCTGCCCCCGGCACATCTGGCCGACACCGCGTGATCCTTCGCGCTGGCTTCGATGCCGCGAAGACAACCGACGAGAACCGACGCCACTGGTCAGAGGCCGACTACCTCTCCGCCGATGCGGCCGCGACTCCGGAAGTGCGGCGCACGCTGCGCGCGCGCTCGCGCTACGAGGCCGCGAACAACAGTTACGCGAAGGGAATCGTCTCGACGCTCGCGAACGACTGCGTCGGCACCGGCCCCCGGCTTCAGATGCTGACTGACAATCCGGCCGCCAACGCTGCGATCGAAGCGGCGTTCATGCAGTGGGCGAAGGCGATCGATCTCGCCGGAAAGCTCCGCACGATGCGGATGGCGAAGGCGGTCGATGGCGAAGCGTTCGCGCTCCTCACCACGAATCCCGAGATCCAGAGCGAGGTCATGCTCGACCTGCGGCTCATCGAAGCCGATCAGGTCACGACTCCGTCGATGCGTCTCTGGCAGCTCCCGAACAACGGCGCCGTTGATGGCATCGAGTTCGATGAGTATGGCAACCCGACCTTCTTCCATGTGCTGCGTGCACATCCAGGCGCCATGTTCGGTCTCGCGAGTGTCGATTTCGATCGCGTGCCTGCATCAGGGATGGTGCATGTCTACCGCGTCGACCGGCCCGGGCAGTCGCGCGGCATTCCAGAGATCACGCCCGCGCTCCCACTCTTTGCGCAGCTCCGTCGCTTCACACTCGCGGTGCTCGGCGCCGCGGAGACTGCCGCCGACTTTGCAGGCATCCTCTACACCGACGCGCCCGCAGCGGGCGAGGCCGAGTCCATCGAACCGATGGACACCGTCGAACTCGAGAGTCGCGCGCTCGTCACCATGCCTGCGGGCTGGAAGATGGGCCAGGTCGACGCGAAGCAGCCGTCGACGACTTACGGCGAGTTCAAGCGCGAGATCCTCAACGAGATCGCCCGCTGCCTGAACATGCCGTTCAATGTCGCTGCAGGAAACAGCGCTTCCTACAACTACGCCTCCGGTCGCCTCGATCATCAGACCTACTTCAAGGCGATCCGTGTCGAGCGCAGCGAGTTCGAATGCCGTGTCCTTGACCGCATCCTGAGCGAGTGGCTTCGTGAAGCCGCGCGAGCGCTGGGAATCGTGCCCGCACAACTGCGTGACGCGATGCATGTGCCGCACGCGTGGTTCTGGGATGGCCACGAGCATGTCGATCCCGCGAAGGAAGCGACGGCGCAGTCCACGCGGCTCACATCACACACGACGACTCTCGCAGCCGAGTACGCCCGCCAGGGCCTCGACTGGGAGGAGCAGATCCGCCAGCGGGCGAAGGAGGTCGCGCTCATGGACGAGCTCGGCCTCGCTTCCCTGAGCGCCGCAGGCGTGGCGCGCGACGACAGCAACGAACCCGACACGGAGGAGAGCGATGCCCTCGGCCCTCGCAACAACTGAAATCCGCGCTGTGCGTATGAGCGCACCGATCGAGCACTGGAGCGATGTGCAGGCGCGCGCTGCTGACGGCGGCGAAGCGAAGGCGCTCCGTCGCTTCGAGATGGTGGCCTACACCGGCACCGCAATGGTGCTCGCCGGATGGGACGCGCCGGTCGTGATCGACCTTGCTGGGCTCTCGATCCGCGGCACCGCTCGGCCGATCCTGAAAGACCACTCGCAATCGATGATCGTCGGGCACACCGAGAGCGTCGGTGTCGAGGCTGGCCAACTGCGAGTCGCAGGACTCGTGAGCGGTTCGGGCCGGGTCGCCAGCGAGATCGTCGAGAGCAGCCGGAACGGATTCCCCTGGCAAGCGAGTGTCGGCGCGCGTGCAACGCGCACCGAGTTCGTGAAGAAGGGCCAGACCGCGGCGGCGAACGGTCGCACCTTCGAGGGACCGCTGCACATCGTGCGCGCCTCGACATTGAACGAAGTGAGTTTCGTGGCGCTCGGCGCCGACGACGACACATCGGCCCGCGTGGCCGCCTCAAAGGACTCGAACATGCCTGAAGAACCAATCACTGAGATCGCAGCACCGAGCACCGTGGAGGCTGCCGTCGCAACTGACCCCGTCGCAGAGATGCGCGCGCGTGCGGCAGCCGAGGCGACTCGGATCGCAGCGCTGCACACACTCTGTGCCGGTCACCCTGAGCTCGAAGCGAAGGCGATCGGCGAAGGCTGGTCAACCGAGCGCACCGAACTCGAAGTGCTCCGTGCCGCTCGTCCAGCGTCAGGCCTCGCCGCGCCGAGCATCGGTGCGGGTCGTGGCCCGCTCACGCAGAAGGTGCTTGAAGCGGCCGCATGTCTCTCCGCTGGTGTGAGCGAGAAGCGGTTGCTTAAGGACTTCGGCGAGCAGACTCTCGATGCGGCCTCACCGCTTCGATCGATCGGTTTGCGCGAGCTCGCTGCGAACTGTGCGCGGCTCGAAGGCAAGCATGTGCCTGGAGTCTTCGGCGACGGTGCCGCAACCATTCAGGCCGCGTTCACCACATTGAGTCTGCCAACGATCCTCGAAGGCACGATGCAGCGCACGATGCTTGAGGCATACGAGGCGGTGCCTGTGGTCGCCTTCGATGTCTGTCGCGTCGGCAGCGTGAAGGACTTCCGCGAGGTCACGCGCGTGCGACTGCTCGGCGCTGGTCGCTGGGAGAAGGTCGCGCAGGATGGCGAACTCAAGAACGGTCAGCTCTCTGAGCAGACCTTCAAGAACCAGGCCGAGACGCGGGGCATCATGCTCACGCTCACTCGGCAGGATCTGATCAACGACGACCTCGGCGCCTTCCTCGATCTGCCTCGGCAGGTCGGCATGGATGGTGCAGCGACGATCGATGACGAGTTCTTCCGACTGCTGCTCTCGAACCCCAGCACCTTCTTCGGTGTCGGCAACAGCAACTTCCTCTCTGGCGCAGATACGGCGTTCGGAGTGGACTCGCTTTCCCTCGCACGCGCGAGCTTCCAGAAGATCAAGATCGGTCCCGGCACTGAGGCGAAGGACAAGAAGCCGATCAACATCCGACCGACGCGACTGCTCGTGCCGGTCGAGGTCGAGACGGATGCGCAGGTGCTGCTCGGCAGTGCGCAGATTCAACTCGACGGCTCGTCTGCGAAGACGAAGCTGCCGGTCGACAACCCGCACCGCGGCAAGTACGTGCTCTCGGTCGCGCCGCATCTCTCGGACACCTACTACTCGGGCAACAGCGCGAAGGCGTGGTATCTGTTCGCCGACCCGCGACTCGTGGCGGCGTTCGAGATCGTCTTCCTGAACGGGAAGCAGCAGCCGACGATCGAGCGCACGCCGACACCGGCGAACACGCTCGGCGTTTCATGGGCCGCCTACATCGACTTCGGTGTGCGCGAGCAGGACCCGCGCGGCGCGATCAAGGTCAAGGGCGAGGCGTAAGCACACAAGCCCCCGGACGGGCCGGGCGCGGTCCTCGTGATCGCGCTCGGCCTTCTGAACCAAGACATAGGAAGGACACATCCACATGGCTCGCTTCATTCATGAAGGCAACTCGATCGACTACACCCCTGGAAGTGATGTGGCGGCAGGCGCCGTCATCGTCCTGGGCGAACTCGTCGGTGTCGCTGCGCGCGACATCAAGGCGAACAAGCTCGGTGCACTTGCGGTCGCGGGAGTCCATGACTTCCCGAAGCAGACCGGTGGCAGCACCGCGATCACCGCTGGTGCGCTCTGCTACTGGGATGCCGGCAACTCGCGCGCAACAACGAGCGCCGCTGCTGGTGCCAACAAGCTGATCGGCAAATGTGTCATCGCGGCGGCTGACGCCGACGCGCTCGTGCGCATTCGCATGTCGCAGTGACCTACCCCCCGGACCCCCGGAATCGGCCCCGCACTTCGCCGTCCCCATGCCAGACCTCATCGCCAATGGAGCCGAGTGGCTTGCCGAGCAGCGTCACTCGCATCTCTCTCACGAGATCGAGTACGTGGCCGGCACCATCTCAACGAACATCGTCGCGACCATCGGTCGCACCGAGTTCGAGGTTGTCGGCGAGGGCGGCATCATGGAGCGCACCGAGTCGCGCGACTTCATCGTTGCGACCAGCGATCTTGAAGAGGCACCTGCCCGCGGGGATCGAATCCGCGAGCCGCGTGGCGCGCTCGTCTATGTGTTTGAGGTCATGGCCCCAGTCCAGAGCGCGCCCGCCTGGCGTTGGGCCGACGCGACTCGCACCGCATATCGCATTCACACACGGCTCGTTGGTGTCGAGCCGACCCATGTGCCTCCACCGGAGATCATCACTTGAACGACATCGTTGCCATTTTCCAGATCATCGCGACTGTCGCCGCAGCTGGCGCGATCTTCATCCATCTCGGCCATCGCGACGAGCAGCTGAACACGCTGGCGCGGAGTGTGGACGAACTCCGCGTGGCTGTGGCCGACCTCGTGAAGACAACCGTCGCTGTGACCACCACGATTCAGCACTCGCAGCGGATGCATGAGGACACGGCGCGTCGCATCGATCGCCTGGAGCAGAACCATCGCTTCCAGTCCACCGGTTGCTCTGCGCCGTCTGGCTCAGGTTTGGAGCTTTAATCATGGCCTCACGCATCGCACTTGTTGCCGAGGCAGTCGCCACCGCGATCAACGCGGCCACGCTGCCAGTCTCCGTGACGGCGCAGGTCGCGTGGATGCCGTTCACCGATCGCATCGACGCTGGCGCACTCGCGTGCTGGGTCGTGCCATCGACGGAAACCCCGGCGAACCTCGGGCGCCGAGTCGCTCAGTACGACTGCGAGATCCTCGTTGCGCTCCAGAAGGCAGCGGAGGATGAAGCCGAGGTCGGCAATCTCGTCGCGGCTCTCGAAGCGATCAACGATGCGCTGTTTCAGCGAGTGTTGCCACTTCCTGGCGACCCGACTCCAGGCGACGCGGCGTTCGTCTCCGCGCGCCTTGAGCCGGTGCTCGATCCCGATCACTGGAACAGGCTCAAGCAGTACACGGGTGTGATCCGCCTCATCTATCGGGTGTTCGCATGAGAGCGAACCCGATCGCGTTCGAGTTGACGGTGGGCACGAGCTATGTGCGTGCTTCGAGCGCACGATTGCTCGCGAGCGTGACGGTTGTCAACACGACTGCGGCGCGCACGGCATACCTCTCGACCGATGCCGGTTCGACGCGCGCGTCCCTTCCGACGAATGTGCCGGTGCGCCTCGAGCGCATCAACCTCAACGAACTCTATGTGGCCGCCAGCTCGAGCGGCACCGTCGTCTCCTTCTCCGGGAACTCACCTGCGGACTGAACTCGTCCGTCGTTGAAAGGACTCTCCGATGGCCATCCGGCTCGGACTGAACGCCAAGCTCTACAGAAACACCGCGACCTACGCATCGCCGACCTGGAACGAGATCGGGAATGTGAAGGATGTCACCCTGAACCTCGAGTCCGGCGAGGCGGATGTGACCACGCGCGCGAACAACGGCTGGCGCGCCACAGCCCAGACGCTGAAGGACGCATCGATCGAGTTCGAGATGGTCTGGGACACCGAGGACGAGGACTTCGAGGCGATCAAGGACGCGTATCTCGGCAACACCACGATCGAGATCCTCGCGCTTGATGGTCCTGTGAGTGGCGCCGGTTCTTCCGGCAATCAAGGCCTGCGCGCGACTTGCAGTGTGACCGCGTTCTCGCGCTCGGAGCCATTGGAAGAGGCGCTCGGCGTGAGCGTCACGCTCAAGCCTGCGTATGCCGCCAATCCGCCCGAGTGGCACGAGGTGCCCTGATGCGCGCATTCACTGACAACGCCGGACGCTCCTGGTCGGTCAAGCTCAATGTCGCCGCCATCAAGCGCGTGCGCGATCTGGCGAAGATCGATCTTCTCGACCTCGCCGAGGGTCGTGTCATCGAACGCCTTGTGGCTGACCCGATCACTCTCTGCGATGTGCTCTTCGCGGTGTGCAAGCCGCAAGCGGACACATCCCAGGTGAGCGACACCGAGTTCGGTGAAGCGATGGCTGGCGACGCGATCGAGCACGCGTCGAAAGCGCTCGTCGAGGAGCTCATCCAGTTTTTCCCGAATGCCCGCGAGCGAGCGGCGCTCTCGCGGGTGATCCGGACGATGGACGCCGCGATGGATCGAGCAAGGACGCTCGTCGAGCAACGACTCGAGAGCGGCGAGATCGAACGCGCGATGAACGAAGCGATCTCTGGGCCGTTGTCTATCGACTTGCCGGAATCGTCGGCGTTGACCCCGACGGCCTGACGCTTCGAGAACTCGACTGGATGGCCGACGCGCACTTGGACGAGCGCTGGTCGCACACCGCATCACTCATGGCACTCATCGCCAACATCCATCGCGACCCGAAGAAGGGCAAGCGATTCACGCCCGACGACTTCAACCCCCGCCCCCGCCCCCGGCGGAAGTCAGGAACGGGCACAGCCCGCGATTCCAGGGGGCCACTTCCACAAGCCGCAATCACCGTTCTTCGCGACGTCTTCTGCCCGGCCCCGGGGGCGATTCCGAGGTCAAAACGAGCTCCGGCTCAGAAGGGACATATATGAGGTATCGAAACTCGGTTCTGGCGCTCCTGTTCTGCATCGTGGCCCTGCTTGGGATTCCCGGCTGCGAGGGCCTCCGCGATGTCGTGGCCGGTGCCGTCGGTGCCCCGACCAGCAAGGATGTGAAGACGACCGCCGACCAGATCGCGAAGGCGGATGAGGAGGTCGAGAAGCTCAAGGAGCAGAAACTCCTGGCCGAGCGCGAGCAGGCGAAGTTGAAGGCATCGGAAGATCGGATCGGTCAGCGCCGCGAAGTGCTCGAGCGCATGCAGAGCGAACTCGCGTCGAAACTGGCGACGGCGCCGCCTGAAGCGCGCACGATTCTGCTCGCGTCGATCAGGGAGCTTGATGCGCAACTCGAAGGCCTCACGAACGAGTCCGCGGCTGTCGCGCGACTCCTGGCCGACTATGAGGAACAGCTCGTCAAGGTCGAGGTCGCGGCAAGCAAGGCGAAGCGCGATCTTGCGCAAGCCGAAGCAACGCTCGAATCGTTCGACGAAGCGACAGTCGCCGCGATCAAGCGCACGACTGCAGCAGTGAAGGGCATCGGCGATCAGGTCGGCAATCTCGGCGTTCCAGGCGCTGGCATGATTGCGGGCCAGGTGTCGAGTGTGCTCGAGACGGGACTCGCTGCGCTTCTTGGTGGCGGCTCGATCGGGACGCTCATCGCTCTGCGTGGACGCAAAAGGGCGCGTGAGCTCGAAGAGGAGCGCGACGAGGTTCTCGAACAGCGCGATGGTGCACGGCGGGTGATCGCAGTCACCGAGCGCTTCGGCATCGAGAACATCGCGAACGATCCGAATGTGCGAAAGCAGGCGAAGGCGGTCCTCGCTGGCGACGACATGGCACGCATGGAGTTTGCGCTCGCAAAGGCGGAGGCCTGAGCCGTGCTCACGATGTCGATCGGCAAGAGCAAGGACTTCTTCTTCGACCGCGAGCGTGTCGTGCGCGCGATGGACGCCGCGACTCGCAAGGCGCTCTCCAAGGGAGGCGCCTTCGTGATGCGCGGTGCCCGCAGGTCGATCAAGGAAGGCAAGACCCGACCGCGAGGCAGAGCGAGGGAAGGTGAGACGCCGAAAGTCGTCCAGCGTGTCTCCCTTCCCGGGAGTCCACCGTACTCAAGGACTGGCCTCCTCCGTGATCGCATCCTCTTCGCAGCAGTCCTTGGCTCAGGCAGTCCGAGTGTCGTCGTCGGTCCCGAGCGCATCAACAAGAGCAGTGGCGCGCCGGAGACGCTCGAGTTCGGAGGCACGACGGTGGTTGAACGCCGCCGCAGCAAGGGAGGTGTCGAGCGCAGGACCGTGCGCATCGCGGCGCGTCCTTACATGGCACCCGCACTCGCGCGCGAGGCGAGCAAGTTGCCGGAGCAGTTCAGGAACGCAGTCCTTTCAAGAGGGTGATCTGTGGCCAAGGGCTCGGCGTCAGGCATCAAGGCTGGTCGCGCGTATGTCGAGCTTGGAGTCAATGACAAGCTCACGAAGGGACTGCGCGCTGCACAAGCGCGACTGAAGGCCTTCGGTGGTGCCGTGCGCAACATCGGCCTCGGCATGGTGGGCGCTGCGACCGCTGCGGCTGCGCCTCTTGCGGCGAGTGTGAAGCTCTTCAGCGATGTCGGCGACGCCGTCGCGAAGGCGGCGACCCGCACCGGCATGAGCACCGAGGCGATGTCCGAACTCGGATTCGCCGCCGAGCAATCCGGCGCTGACATGACGACGCTCGAGAAGGGTGTCCGCATCATGCAACGCACAATGGTCGAGGCCGCGAACGGAACGGCTGTCGCCCAGGATGCGTTCGACGCGCTCGGAATCAGTGTGAAGGACCTCGAGGGCCTCTCGCCGGACGAACAGTTCGCCGCGATCGCTGAGCGCATCAAGGCGATCGACGATCCCGCGCGACGCACCGCTGCCGCGATGGACATCTTCGGGCGTGCCGGCGCTCAGCTCATCCCCATGCTGGCCGAAGGCGCGGCAGGGATCGAATCTCTCCGCCAGGAGGCACGCGACTTCGGCATCTCGATCGGTGGCAAGGACGCGAAGGCGGCCGAGGTCCTCAACGACACCTTCAACCGAATGAGCAAGGCGGTCCGTGGCATCTGGCTCAACATCGGCGCGGCCCTCGCGCCAGCGGTGACCGACCTCACGCAACGCATGGCAAGGATCGCGGCCGCAACGAGCAAGTGGATCGCTGCGAACCGCCCATTGATCGTGACGACTGCAAAGGTCGTCGCGATCGTCGGTGCCGTCGGTGCGGCACTCGTAGGAATTGGTCTCTCGATCTCGTTCGCGGGAGTCGCGATGGGAGGACTGGCGACCGCGTTCGGACTCGCGGTGAAGGCGGTGATTCTGGCGAAGGTCGCACTCCTTGCACTCATCTCACCGATCGGACTGGTCGCGGCCGCACTCGGTGGCGGCATCGCGGCGCTTCTCTATTTCACTGGTGCGGGTGGTGCAGCTCTCGAGTGGTTGCGCGACCGCTTCAGTGAACTGCGAGAACGAGTGACCGAAGTGATCGGCGCGATCGGTGACGCGATGCAGGCGGGAGATCTCGCGCTCGCCGCCAAGATCGCATGGCTGGCGATCAAAGCTGAGTGGATTCGCGGCACAGGCTGGCTGCGCGACATCTGGACCGAGGTGAAGACCTGGTTCCTGCAGTCCTGGAGTGAAGTCGTCGGTGGCGTTCAGCTCTTCGCGGCCGAGGCATGGAGCACCTTTGAGGTGGCGGCGGCGGAGGCGTTCGCGTTCGTGTCCCGCGCCTGGCTTGCCATGACCACCATGTTCCGGGGCGTGTGGGAGTCGGTGACCGGATGGATGGCTGACCGGCTCATCGATGTGATGGCGCTCTTCGACGACTCGCTCGATGCTGCAGCAGCGAAGGCCGCACGGCTTGCCACTGACGATGCGAACTCCGCAGGGCTCGCGAAGGAACGCTCCGCGCAGGAACAACAGATCGCCGAACGACTGGCGAACCGAAGGAGCTCGTCGGTCAGTTCGCTTGCGGCCAGGAAGGACGCGATCGGCGCCGGCCTTGTCGGCGACCAGCGATCGATCTCGGCCGCGCGTGATGCCGCGCTCGCAGAGACTGCGGACACGCTCGCGAAAGCACAGGAAGAACTCCGCGGCGCGATGGAGGAAGCGCGCAAGGCACGCGAAGTCGCTTCTGAGGGTGGACCACTCGCTTCCGGTCGGCCAGCGCTTGCCGACGCACTCGAAGGAGTAGATGGCGCACGCGCCAAGAGCGAGTCGCGCGGAATCTTCGCCGCCGCCGCCATTCAGAGTCTTCAGGCCGGGAGTGGTCGACCGCTCGACCGAATCGCGAAGGCGACCGAAGACACCGCGAAGAACGTCGCCGCGCTCGTGCGCAAGGCTTCGAGTGACGGACTGGTGTTCCAGGAGTAGTCGCAGGAACGCAAACGATGCCAGTCACCTTCGCCGAACTTGCTTCAAGCCCCCGACTCGAGAAGGACTCGCGCGAGCGTGTCTTCATCGCAACTGGCAGCACCGATGAGAACGAGGTCGAGAGCGAGGCGTACTCGGAGCTCCCCGCGACGGACGGAGGCCTTGGCAATCTCCTCGTCGATGTCGCGCCGATCGACTCGAATCTCGGCATGTGGGAAGTCACCGCGCGCTATCGCCGGAACGCCCCAGTGACAGTTCCAGAAGTCGGCGAGAGCGACTTCGAGTTCGAAGTTGGAACGACCTCAACTCACATCACGCAATCGAAGGCGACTGTCGGCGGTTACGCGCCCGCGGGTGTGATGACGATGCCGGACTTCGATGAAGCGATCGGAGTTACGCAGGACGGTGTCGACGGCTGCGACATCCTGACCCCGGAATCGAGATTCTCCGAGACGCACTATCTCTCGACGGGAGTGGTAACGGCGGCGTACCGCCGCATGCTCCGCTCGATGGTCGGCAAAGTGAACGACGCATCGTTCCGCGATCACACCGCCGGAGAGGTGCTCTTGGTCGGTGTTCGTGGGGGAAAGCGCGCAAGCGATGATGTCTGGCAGCTCACATTCAGTTTCGCGACGAGCGACAACGCGACTGGACTCTCGGTCGGCTCGATCACCGGCATCGCGAAGGATGGATTCGAGTACCTCTGGGTCTACTACGAGCCCGCCGTCAGCGCCGATCGCATTGTGCCCGTGCCTGCGTTCGTGTATGTCGAGCGCGTCTATGACGCGGCAGACTTCACTTCGCTTGGAATCGGTTCATGACCGTGCGTCCCGCCGATCGTCTGCGCATCCGCGCCGCAGACTGGAACGCGGTCAATCTTGCCGCGCGCCGGATGCAGTCGATGCCGCTCGCGGTTGGCGCCCCCGGGGGTGGCCCGCAGATGTTGGCGACCTCTCCGACGACCGCACTCGCGCGGAACATCGGGGAGGACACAATCCCGCGCTACGGCGCTGTGATCTGCATCGCGCCAGTCATTCTTCCCGAGGACAACGAAGCCGAATGGGCCATGCGGCTCGCTGTCGATTGCAAGATCCCTGACACGGATGACCCCTGGGCGTGGGTCGCGGTTGCGACTGCGCCGATCCTGCCAGGCATGCTGGGCCGAGTCTGCGTGAGCGGCGCGGTGCAGGCGATCGTCAACATCACGAGCGCGGACCATCACTTCGCGGTCGCTGCCGATGGAGCAGAGTTCCTGCAGAGCGCAGCCGGTGGGCCAGTGCGCATTCTCTGGCGCGAGAGTGGCACCGGTACGAAGAAGGCGATCGTCGCCGTCAACGCTGGAGTCATCGCTGGCGCTGTCGCGAGTGGCCAGATCGTGTCCGCCACCGAGGCAGAAGACGAGGCCACACTCGGCTATCAGGGATACATCGTCGCGCGACATCAGAACGCAGCGATGGATCTCTTCGCGGCATCCGGCGCCGCGATCCCATGTGTGAACGCGTTCGAACTCTCTGGTGATCTGCAGGACCAAGTCACCGACTCGCTTCCAGGAGGCATCGTCACCTTGCAACGCCTGCCTGTCGGCACGCTCGTCGGGCCGATCGTCCAGTTGCCAGTGCCAGCAGAAGTCGGCGCACTCTGGATGTTCACGCAGGCGAACGCGTACGAGGTCACCTGTCCATGACGACGACCGCGCTTCCCGCCGTGATCTGCTGTTGCGACGACGGTCCGCCACCGCCGCCTCCGTTCGGTGGGAACTGCACGGCGTTCCCTGCCTACATCGAGGAGAACGGTCCCGACACACTCGTCGGTCATCTCAAGCTCGAGCACGATGACGGCGCTGGTGGTTGGGTCGAGATCTTCTCGACGAGCTGGACGATGCTGCGCATGGACCTCGGCTACCCGCCATCGACACCGCCGTATCCGATCGACCCGCTTGGATTCTGGCGCGCAGGCACTGGTGGCGCTCTGCCGTTCGCGGGACCGAGTGGCCAGTGCTGGCGCGGTGAAGACATCGACGCGCTCATGAGCGCTGGCTATCTCCAATCTGGAACCGACTACTTCGAGCCTCTCAACACGCTCGTCCAGTTCCTCTCGCTGCAATGCGAGGGTGTTCCTTCGTTCAGTTCGTCGCTCGTGCTTGCTGCGGCGCTCCCCGCGAAGTGCGCGCAGGTCTACTACACGCCGGAGAGTGGGAACTGTTTCGAGCTCGATCCTGAGGACCCGTGCATCCCTGCAATCCTGCATTCCGAGGCGTGCTGCATCGCTGGCTGTTGTCCTGAAGATCCGGTCGATCCGCCGGACTGCTTGGTCGCAGACATCGGCGCCGCGAGCTTCGTGCTCGGACCGTCGTACACGATCGAAGAACTGCTTGATGGAATCTGGACGCTGCCCGAGCGCTCGCGCACCTACAGCGGCGGCTACGAGAGTTGTTCACGCACTTATCGCGTGACGACGAGTGTGGGATGAACGACTGCCGACACCGAAGAGCGACGAAGGCGCCGGAGCTCGTGCAGTGCACGATCGGCGCGATGGGCACATTGCCGTTCAAGCGAGAGCGATGCGATGGGTGCCAGCACCAACTAGAACGAGGAATGCGTGGCCGACTTGCGTGGCTCGCGCGCACACTGAAGCAGCTCAGTGCGCTCGCGCGTCATCGCAAGCGCATCTGCATTGCGAAGTGTGGCGGGCCCTTGCTCTGTCCTGAGTGTCGGTGCATTCTGCCGATCAAGCGCCGCGTGCCGCAGGCCAGGTGCCCGCGCGGCTGGTGGCAGGGTGAGCCGGCCGTGCCGCTCCTACGACTCAAGGTCAGGTGCTGTGGGTGGGCTTCGAAGCGAGCCAGCTCTTGACCAGCGCACGCGCAGTGCTATCTTGATCTTGTCTGCAATCCAGTGCCCCCGGAAGCGCCCGGCTGAGCCGCAAGGCTCGCCGGGCGTTTTGCCTCTGCGTAATCCAGTCAGTATGACTCACGGTTGAGTCGGCGGAGTGGCGGTGGCCCAGCTCGCTTCAATCATCGCGGCATTCGCGTCCTGCGCGACAAGCGCCGACGCGACCGCCTGTGACTGCGACCATTGACCGAGAATCTCCGCCGCGTCGTCAGGAATGCTCTCCTGCATTGCGATCGCGATTCGCTTCGCCGCGAGTGCGCCGCGCAATGCGAGCAACGCCTCGTCGTTGCTCGATATGACGCGATAGGCGGCGGGAAGCTCGCTCCAGTCCGCAGCGGAGGCACGAACGCTGGCGAGCGCGATCTTCTGATCAGTCGAGAGACCCGAGGTCGCCGCTTCGATGATCAACGCGAGTACTGCGTCACGCGATGCGATCGCACTTGCAAGTGCCGCGCGCGCCGCATTGAGCGCCGCGACGGCGGCTTGCGTGTTCTCCGCCTGGCCCGCGCGGATCGATCGCTCAAGTGCATCGACGCTCCGGCGCGCTGCGCCGAGAGTCTCGTCTGCTGCAGCGAGCGCTGCGGCATGCTCCTCGAGCGCCGCGGCACTCGCCGTCAGCATGGAGATCGAATCATTGAGCGACACTCCTGCAGCAGCGATACTTCCAGGATCGAGAGAGGCGCGATGCATCGTGGCGAGCACGGTGGTCGCGGGCACCGTGAACGAAGAGAGATCGATGACGGTCGGACTCGATGCACTTGCGCTGCCCGCCCCGTAGCCCGAGGCAGGCGCTGCGGCAGCGAGAATCCCTGGGAGCACAATGTTGATCATGTTGATCACGCTGATCATGGCGTCTCCTTCAGGAGAGTGGATCGCGATGGAGGATCGACGGCCCGGTGCCACCGATCCTCCATTGCAGTGAACCCCCACCCGTGGCCCATGTCAATCTTCGCCGATCGGTTCGAGGCCGCGAGAGATTCCCGCCGATTTTCGCTTGCGTCCCAGCGGGGCTTCGTGCGATCATCTGCGGCGTCGGACCTGGGGTTGTGGCGGAGCCCGGCGGAAAGCGAGCGCCTGAATGATCCGGAGCATTCTGCGGGTTGATGTCCTACGCGGGGCCTTGTCGCCGGGCAAGCTGTCGATCGTGATTGCCGGGGCTCTCGCGGCTTCGGTTGCGGCCGATCAGCTCATCGAGAACTACAACGCTTCGCTGACCTCATACCTCTATATAGGAAGTACGAGCGGCAAGACGCTCGTCCAAGGCGTGCGTCCGCGGTTCGAGCAGCGCGAAGCGAACATTGATGGAACATCCGATGCACCGCCAGAGGATCTCACTCTAGCATCGAGCGCGGGCCTTGGACGCTCGTTCGGATTCGGTGCGGCGCGCGGCCTTGGCGGCGACTGGTTTGCCAGCGGCCCGCTCGATGCCGCAGGCGGCGCGCCGGGCACGCGCATGGGTTCGATCGATCTCTCGCTCGGCAACTACTCGCAGTTCGAGATCGACCTTCGTCTTCCGGCCCCCGGCTTCTCGTGGACGATCGGGCGCGCGTTCAACGGCCGACAGCTCGATTCGAGCGACGCGTCCTTCGACAGCAACGGCTACCAGGGCTTGAACTGGTCGCAGCTCTCGCAGCCGGAGATCGTCTTCCACGACGATGCCGACGACACGAAGGACATGATCTACCTTGTGACGAGCGCCGGGAGCTTCGTCGAGTTCGTGCGCTTCAATGTGGAGAGTTCGACATTCAAGGGTCGCAACGGCGCGGTCGGCGCATTTGTCTTCACTCCCGGCAGCGACGGCGAGCCGGACCTTTGGAGCTGCACGGGCCAGCATGGCTGCACGATGGTCTTCTTCGGATTCGATGCGAATGCCGGCGCCGCCAAAGGCCAGCTCTGGAAGTTGATCGATCCGGCCGGAAACACGGCGTTCGTGGGCTCCCTCTCTTCCGGGGCGGCCGCGATCTCGGCAGGCTATGACGGCAGCGGCCGAATCACGACGGCGTTTGACACGGCGAGCCGACGCTACACCTACACCTATAGCGGCAGCGCGATCGGCGGCGCGATCAGATTGACGCAGGTTTTGTGCGAGCGCTTGACCAGCGGGACATGGGCGTCGAGTCCTGTGACGGCAACCGTCGCGACCGTCGACTACGCGTACTACCAGAGCGGTGGAACGGCCTTTGGCGACGAAGGGAATCTGAAGCAGGTGACGGTGACCGTGCCGTCGAGCGTGAGCGGCGTCGACCTCGTTCGCAAGCGCTACTACCGCTATTGGTCAGGCACTTTTCACGCGACCACGAACCCCGGCCATCCGAACACGATCCAGTACATCGTCGATGCCGAGGGCGTCCGCGCCTTCGACTGGTCGGACTCAACCTGGGATGACGATCACTTCACGGCATCGGAAAGTTCATTGAAGCCGTTCGCGAGCTCGTACTTCACCTACGACTCGTCGCGGCGCATTCAGACCACATGGTCGAGCGGTGCCTGCGGCTGCACTGGCGGGAGCGGCAACGGCATACATGTCTTCACCTACGGCACGAATGGGAGCCATCCCGGGGGCTCCGGCTACGACACCGCGTGGAAGTCGGTGACGAATGTGAAGTTTCCGAGCGAGACGGCGACCGCCACCGAGAACAAGTATCTGAGCCAGTACTTTGACGAGGTCGGCCAAGCGGTCTCGCGAGCGTTGACTGAAGGGACTCCCATCGGCGCGACGCCATCTGGTCAGTGGAGCACGGTCGTCGGGCGAGACTCTCTCGGTGCTGTGACCTCGATTGCGCCGCCCGATACGGTCAGCGCTTTCAGCTATGCACCCGGGACATTCACGACGCGATCCAGCGCGGGCCGGTACTTCACGACGACCAGAGTGAGCTCCGGCGATCTCAAGGGTTTCGTGCTCGAGACGAAGCACAGCACGGCCGGAACTTCGGGAACACAGCATCTCGACTTGACGCTGACCTATCCAGGAAGCCCACAGACCATCACCGTCGGCGACATCACGGTGCCGCGGGCGCTTCCATCGAGCTACCGCCATTACACGCAGGCGATCACCTCGGGCACGACCGGTTCGATCCTGACCTCGCTGAGCTACTCGTTTCATTCCGGGGCGGCCGCGAACATGGTCAAGATTCGCACGGTCACGAATCCGACCGTTTCGACTGGCAACAACGGCTCGAACAGCGCCACGACGACAAAGGCGTACATGCGCGCCGACGGCACGGTGGCGTTCACCGAGAACGAGGAAGGCATCTTCAGCTACTCCGGGTACTCGGGTGGCCTGCTCGTGAAGGTGATCACCGACGCCCAGACGAATCACGGCAGCGACTTCGCGTCCGGCGATGACCCCAACGGAGACTTCGGGATCGCGGAGACCGGTGCCGGGCTTCGTCAAATCACGGCCTACGCCTTCGACCATCAAGGTCGGCTCGACGCGGTGACGCTCTTCGCGAATGCATCAAGCGCCGCCGGAATGCGCGTGCAGAAGCATGCCTACACGCGCCTGGCCGATCAGCGGATGGTGACGCTCGGGTATCCCGACTTCGAAGCCGGAAACACCCCGGCCTATCACGGTCCCGCGAGCTACCGCGTATCGAACCTCGCCAACCGAAGCGTGTTCAGCGGCGCAATCGCGTTCACCGGCAACCAGACGACTGCTGCCCCCGGCGCTCAGATCGACGACAGCGCGTCCGATCCGATCAGCGCCGTCATCGACGGCACGCTCGCGCGGATGCAGACGAGCATCTTCGAGTCTTCCGGAACGCAGCTCCTGGAGTCGCGGAGTTACTTCGACATTCCTACATCGGGCGCCGGAGCTTCCGGCACCAACTACGATGCGACCGCGTACGCCTACAACGACGCCGGTCGACGCTGGCGCACGAAGTCCGCTGACGGCACGATCTCGCGCACGGTCTTCGACAAGCTTGGCCGCACGAGTTCGCAATGGATCGGCACCAACGACAACGACGCTGCGTTTCCTGGGGGAGAGACCACCGGGACAAGCAACATGGTCAAGCTTCAGGAGGTCGTCTACGACGGCGGTGCCGATGCGGCGCCGAGCCGAGTCACGCAGACCACGAGCTTCATCCAGGGATCGACCTCCGGCCAGCGTCAGACCTCAAGTCAGTTCGATGGGAACGGTCATGCGGTGCTGACCGTGAATCCCGTCGCGCCGCATGTGCTGCGGAAGTTCGATCACCTTGGACGCGTGCTCGCCACGGGGCTGTACTCCAGCTCCAGCGGACTCACCGCAGCAAGCGATCCCACAAGCGTCACCTCGAATCGCATCGCGCTCACCGAGCAGGCGTTCGACGAGCGCGGGAGGGCGTGGAAGGCCACGCGCCACAAGATCGTCTCCGGCGCTTCGACCGACACCCTTACCAGTGAGAACTGGTTCGACGCCGTCGGTCGGCTGGTCAAGGTGGAGGGCGAGCAGCTCGCGAAGTTCGCATACGACCGGCTGGGCCGCCGCATCCACGAATACACCGTCGCCCGCATGAGCAGTTCGTCGTACTCGAGCGCGCTCACCGTGTCCGGGGATCTCGTGCTCGAGCAGCACGACACCGTGTTCGACCCGGTGAACGGTCAGGTCGTCATGACAGCATCGATCGCTCGCCATCCCAACGACTACGGCGGCGGCGCCACCACCGGGGCGCTCGACACCAACGCGGATACTGACGATCTCAAGTACACGATGTCCGATGTGAAGGGCCGCATCCAGATCGCAGCCACATGGTTCGACCGCTATGGTCGCGCGACCGATTCGGCCTTCTACGGCACAAACGGCGGAAGTGACTTCGATCGTGATGGCCTCGGCGTGCCGACGCGGTCAGACACGGTGCTGGTCAGCAGCACCTCCTACAACACGGATGGCACCGTGCTTGAGACCACCGACCCCAAGGCTCAGAAGACTCGGTTGCTCTACGATGAGGCCGGCCGCACGATCGCAACGATCGGGAACTACACGGGTGGCAGTCTGAGCTCGCCCACGCGCGACAACGACATATACACGCGCTACACCTTTGCCAACGGTCATCAGACGAGCATGTGGGTCGACATCGATGGCGACGGCACCGTTGACACGGGCGGAACCGGCGACACCAATGACCAGGTCACGACCTACACATACGGTGTCTCCAAAGGCACTTCTCCCGGCGATTCGCTGATCGCCTCCGGTTCGCTCCTTCAGAAGGTCACCTATCCCGATTCCTCGGGCGGCAGCGATGTCGTGACCTTCGCCTACAACGCCCCCGGACAACTCATCTGGCAGAGCGATCAAGCCGGGAACATCATCGAGACCGACTTCGACGCCAGCGGCCGCGAAACCCATCGCCGCGCCACGAACATTGCCTCCGGCTTCGACGACACGGTGAAGCGGATCAGCACGATCTATGACTCCCACGGCCGGACCGAACTCGTCACGAGCTGGGACAACGAGGTCGCCGGCAGCGGCAGCGTGCTGAATGAGATCAAGTACGCCTTCGACGGCTGGGGCAATCTCACCAGCTTCAAGCAGGATCGGGACTCGGCCGTCGGCGGCAGCGGTTACTACGAGGTCTCCTATGACTTCGACAAGGCGGCCACATCGGGCCAGCGCCAGACCCTGCGACGCCGCTCGATGACGCTGGCTGGCAAGACCTGGTCGCTCGAATACTCCAGTTCGGGGTCTCTGCTGGACAGCTACCAGAGCCGCGTGACGAGAATCAAGGACAGCAGCACGACAGTCAGCCGCTACTGGTACCTGGGCGAGGGCGATGTCGTGGGTCGCGAGTATTCGGAGCCTTCCGTCGTTTGGAACGAGTGGGCCACAGGCACCCCTGCGACCTACCCCGACCGCGATCAGTTCAACAGGATCACATCGAGCCGCTGGACCAGGGATCGCACGACGGATTTCGACTTCGTCGATCTCGATGTCACCTACGATCGAGCGAGCAATGTGACCTCGGTCAAGGACAACATCTACACCGGTTTCGATGTGCTCTACGCCAACGACGGCCTGAACCGGCTGACCGACGCCGACGAGGGCACGCTCTCAAGCGGCAGCATCTCCTCGCGCACTCGCAGGCAGCTCTGGACGCTGAGCCAGACTGGCAACTGGCCCGAGATGCAGCTCGATCTTGACGGCAACGGCAACTACACCGGCACCGACGAACTCGACGAGACGCGCACGCACAATGTGGTCAACGAAATCCTCACGCGCGACAAGGACAGCAACGCCTCAACCGATTACACGCTCACCCATGATGCCGTCGGCAACCTGACTGACGACGGCCAGACCTGGAAGTATGTCTATGACGCCTTCGGCCGCTTGAAGGAACTGCGCAAGCGCAGCGACGACTCGCTTCTCGCCGAGTACACCTACTACGGCAACAACTTCCGCGCGAGCGAGCACTATGACGCGGACGCGGACGGCGATGTCGACGGCAGCGATCCAACCTATTACTTCGCCTGGGACGAAGGCTGGCGGCTGGCGGCCGTCTATCGCGGCTCTGATTCGAGCCCGAAGGAGCGATTCCTCCATCATCAGGCAGGCAACTCTGGCTACGGCGGCTCCAGCTATATCGATTCGCTCGTCCTCCGCGATCGCGACGCGAACACGGCATGGACCGCAGCAAGCGACGGCACGCTCGAAGAGCGCCGGTACTACTGCCAATCGTGGCGTCACGATGTCGTGGCGATGGTGACGAGCGGCGGCGCGCTGGCCGAGCGTGCCCGCTACTCGGCCTATGGCGTTGTCTTCGGCATTCCGCTCGGCGATGTGAATGGCGACGGCGCCTGCGACTCGACCGATGTTGGACTCTTCACGCCGACGCCGTCGGGCGTCCGCTACGACCTGAACCTCGACGGCACGATCAATTCCAGCGATTCCGCGATTGCGAGCGCGAACACCGGCGTCACCCTCGGTCGCGGCAAGCTCTCGAACATAGGCAACCGATTTGGATACGCGGGTTACGAAAGTGACTTCATCTCCGACCTGCTGATGCATGTGCGTAATCGCGTCTATCACGCAACCCTCGGCCGCTGGACCCGCCGCGATCCGCTCGGCTATGTTGATGGCGCGAGCCTGTACCAGTATGTGGGCAGCAGGCCCGTGGAGGCGGGCGATCCGTTTGGGACTTACAGCGCCACGCCATGCCCAGACAATCCCGTCGGTCGTCCCGTACCTGCTGCACCGATTCTGAAGTATTGCTGTAGTCAGGCCCGAAAGCCCGGAGTCCCCGCAAGGACAATCTGTTGCCGGGGCATCAAGACAGTGTGCATCTTCGAGGAGGAGCTTGAGAAGAAGCTACAGGAGTGGGGCCCTGGAGGGCCGCCCGGGGGGACTCCCGCTAGCGGGTTAGCATTGGGCTGTATCAAAGCATGTGAGCCGACACACTGCGCCAACGCAACATGTGCCGCCGGAGCCACTGGGGCGCCCACCATGAGCCCTTCGCTGCACTGCAGCGAGTGCCAAATGTACAAGTGCGCCGCCGATTGCGTTCTTGCTGCGTGCGGCGCAGATCCTGAACACTGCGCCGGGTGCGGCGGAAGTGCGCTCTGTGAACAGCAGATGCGAGCGTTTTTTGACGCCGTACAGTCTGCTATGTTCTTTCACTGTGACAAGTGTGCTGCGGAGTTCACACCGTCTGTGGCGGCGGTGGTGGTTGTTCGGTTCGGCGGCCAGCGCGCAGTGGGGACGGGCGGATGTTGCTCCTCGTCAGGCCATCTACAGCTTGGCTGGCAGGGACCAGTTCAATGAGAGATCGTCTCCCACGGCTAGATCGATTGGAGATGACGCAGACTGTGGCTCTCCAATGGGTGGGACTACGGCTCGTGCGGGCATTCGTTTCCGGCCTCGTCGCCACGATTGTCATCGCCATCGGTGGACTCGCCGCACAGTTAGTTTCCGCCGACTGGGTGTGCATCGGCCCGTTTGAAGACGAACCGACGCATCGCTTGTGGGGGAAGGCGGTGGCTCCGCTGGGATGGAGTTATGTTGTCTCTTGCCAGGCTGGGTTTGGCGGATCCCTCGGTGGGTTCCTGGCTTCGGGCACTGAGGCGGAGGGGTCGCTAGTCAAAGCGGTACCGACAAGGCTCTTGGGTGAATGGCAGTTGCTGAGCGGCGGCGATTCTCGACACTTTGCCTACGGGGTCGATGACAGGCTTTCACTCGAAGACCTGTACCAATGCCGTGTGGCTATAGGGTGGCCATTCGCGTTTCTTACCGCGAGAGTTTGGAGATGCTGCGATAGGTCCCGAGATGAGATGACCTGGTGCGTTGATGGCGGTCTCTTGCTATCGCAAGGAGCGGCACTGCCGGATCCGCTTCAACGGCAGCCGCTCCCCGGTGTCGTGCCAACTCGCATCCGTTTCTGTGCGGCAATTGCGAATGTTGTGTGCTTGGGCATTGGGCTTGAAATGGTCGTCGAGATGCTAGGGGTGGCACGAGGAGCTTATCGAGTGAGGCGAGGATGCTGTCCGCAATGCGGCTATCGGACTGCGCTCGGTGTCTGCTCGGAGTGCGGCGACAGAACAGGTCTGAGCGCGCACCGAGGCGCGCGACATCAGCGCTCAGTTTCTGCTCGGCGCGCAAAAACTGGCCCGGCAGAGCACCGAAGATCTTCCCCGCCTCCGGTCCGAGATGTCGCGCTGCGGACTCTTCGCCCGCCCCGGGCTCTAGAGAGGGCGTGCTGATTGCAAAGCGGGCCATGAACCTCCAGTCGCAACTTGCTGTGTCCCAAGACCCTGCGACCGCCTGCTAACTGCCCTCCCGCCCCAAACACGCCTCCCCTGCCTCAGCTAAACTTTGATCTCGTTACGATCAGGGAGTTCAACGGCCCGCCCAAAGTCTGGGCGGGCCGTGTCGTTTACAGCCAGCGCCGAGAGGAAACACCCCGGTTCGACGGCGTGGCGAGGGGTCTGCGCTCTCGGCTTTGAAGAGTGCGCGGAGGGTCCCGAACAGAACGATCACTCGTGGACCAAATGTACCCCGGACTCTCGCGCTCTCCAACTCTCCGTTTACAGCGTTCCGGGATCGGGGTCCCGATCAGCACGAGCTTCGTGGCTTCAGTCTCAGAGGACATCTCTGTGCCACAAGGCCCAACCGTAGCGAACGCTCGCGATCTCAAGTTGACGACGCCGATGGGCTGACGCGAGGGCAGCGGTCGCTCGCAGAGGCACTGTCCGCAATTCGCTCCGATTGAGGGGCGGCGATCAGTCCCTGCTGATACAGCTGCTTCGGATACACTCAGGCCAGATTTGGATCTGCCCATGGATCAGGCCAACGCGCAGCCCACGAACCGTGTCGAGCGTCTAGGTCTACTTCTCCTCAACAATCCGGTACTTACCGCGGTCATTTTTGTTGTTGTTGTCGGCATCCCAATCGTTCTGTCGTTGACGGGAGCGGTCAGTTGGATTGTCAAACTGAGTTTGCCGGATCTACCTCCACTCACCGACCCCGCGACACTTGATTCTGCAGTCTCGCATGCGTCGGCCTCCTCCGAGCGATTCGTCCACCTGCTCAGCGTGGGGCTCGGTTTGACGGCGTCCTTGGTCCTTGGCCTAGCCCAGGCGATTCTGCTCCTGTATGGCTTCGTTGCGCGACACCGCGAGCAGATGCTTGAGATGGCGGATCAGGCAACAGCAGCTCGCGCCAGTTTCAAGGATCAAGGAGACGCTTCAATTGCCGCGTTGTTAACGAGCGCGAAGGTTACGGTAGACGGGGCGGTCCACGAGGTGGTCCGCGAAGTTGGCCTGATGCGGTCGGCTCTTCTTCCACTCAGTCAGCAGGTTGCATCGACGTCCGCTGTGCAATCGGACTGCATCGCTGCCGCCACTCTTGTTGGAGAACTCCTACAATCTGACTCAAGGGAACATCGCGTCATAACGAGAAGTCTGATCCGCGGGTTCAGCAATCGGCTTAGAAGCCACGCAAAGAACCTCTCAGGCGAGGGGGCATTCTTGGATGTCGATGAGCGCCGCGAGCTAACGGAGGAGCTTGCAAAGGCAACCGGTGCATACGCGATCTGCATGACCGATCTTCAGCGAATCCGTACCGGCGCGATGACGTGGCATCTTGAATACCTAGCCCTTCTAGAGAGGCTTCGCTCCGAGCTCCACGCAAAGATTCCATGTATATTCGCGCTAAGCGACACGCCCTCGCAGCCCGCGCTAGCGCAGGCAATAGCAGACCTTCCAGATACTGTTGTACCATATGTTGTAATAGGTCTCGGACACGCTACCGATGCAATGGCGAGCCAACACATTCGATGGTTCTTCGAGCTCGGCCCATTGATTGAGCTATTCGATTCTTCGATCCTTGCGGCCCTCTTGAGCCGGGACCCCAAAGCCCTCGGCACTCGCATCGCGTGGAAATCAACAGCGTTCCGCGTCCGCACAGGGCGGCACTTGACTCCCGAGCTCTCGCATCGAATAACGCTGGCCGATGCCATTCAGTTCGCGGCCAACCAACACAATCAGTCAGTATGGGCCTCAGAGGACGTCGCGAAGCTTGTGCGAGCAGGAGTTGACAACGGTCCGACCTCATCCCTTCACCGCGTACTTTCTCATGTAACCGCGCGAGTCACATCGCCGCCGATCCCTAGTTCGCGCGATTAGCCAAGGCTACGAATGCCTGAAGCCCAGAAGAGGCCGGGGTGTTGAGAATATCGATGCTTCCAAACTCAGCAACTGCTCCATTCTCTAGAAACATGATTGAGTCGGCCGTGTGTCGCGCGAATCCCAGTTGATGGGTTACGTGCAGAATGGTGGTCCCTGATTGCGCCACTTCCCTCAGGGCTGCAGTAAGTGCTACTGCCCGCGACATATCTAAGGATGCGGTCACCTCATCGAGCAGTAGGACACGAGGTTTCAATGCGAGCGCTCGCGCGACTGCAACAATCTGGCGCTGACCGCGGGATGCTTCGTTGGGATGCCTATCGATGAATCCCGACAGATCTAGCCGCTCGATCAACGCGTTGCAGATTTCCTCCGCCTTGCTCCCATGACGATTCCGTGCAGGCAAGAGGAGGTTCTCCCGATTAGTCAGATGAGGCCACAGGAACAGATCCTGGAAGACCATCGTGATGTTTGGCCACAGTTCCTCCTGACTCAGTGCCGCCTCTCCCCCAGGCTCGAGACGACATCCGTCAACTACGAGATGCCCTTGATCAAACCCCTCGACACCACTCAAGACTCTTAGAAGTGTGCTTTTCCCCGTGCCACTGGAACCAAGCACTGCAAGGATCTGACCACTGTCGACGGAAAAACTCACGCCGCCCAGAACCCGAGTGTGTCCGTACGATTTATAAAGGTCGACACAACGAATCATCGTTCAGACACGTCCCTTGTGTAACGATACCGAAGCACGATCGCGGCGATATGAAGAGGGACGCAGACGACGACGAAGAACAGAGCCAAGGCGGTGAATAACTCCACCGGCTTGTAGACCATGGAGTTAATTCTTTGTGCGACGCGGAATATCTCGTTAACAGATATCAACGACGCGAACAGCGATGCCTGCAAAATGACTACGATGATTGAGAGTGCGGTTGGAAGCAACCGGCGAAACATCAGGGGAAGCTTGATTCGAAGAAGAATCTGGCTGTGGCGGAGACCGCAAACCTTTGCAGCAACATCAAACTGCGCAGGAAAGTCGCCTAACCCTAATCTGACAGCGTCTGCGACCAGGATCGCGGTGTAAGCCATTAGGGTGACGGTTGCGGTGAGAAACGGATCGATGACCATGCCGAGCATCGCTTGAGCCGGATAGTGAAGCCAAAACAACACAACGAGCACGGGCACGGCCGCGAATAGCACCGCTATAGCTTGGAGGACTCGCCCCGCACTTCGCGGCCACCTCGCACCTGCCAAGCCAAACCCAATACCTAACGGAAACCCTATCAGCCACGCGATCCCGCAAAGCTTCAGGGTCACGGTTAGGCCTTGTAGTAGCTCCCGCCAGTGTTGCTGCAGTACTTGGAGCATCTCGGTGGTATTCGCAACGCAGCATCACTATCAATCTGGCTTGCTATCAAGCGGTGCATACGGCGGCGCTACGCGATAAAAGGCGCCAGGTATCGGCTCGTACTCCCGCAGCACCTCGGCAACCCGACCAGAGCTCTGAAGATCCGCGATTGCAGTGTCAATCATGTTCTTGAACTGAAACTCGTCCTTTCGCATAAGAAACACATTTGCGAACACTCGAATGGGGTGGGTGGACGCTATGTTGCGAATCGAGTTGGGGTTTGCCTGAAGAAAGAGCATACCTTGAGCAGGCTCGGCAAAGAATACATCGATCTTGTTGCTGACAAGATCGAGAAACAACTGCGACTCGCTCGTCAAATTTGGATAGGTGGTCAAAGTGGCTTTGGGGAACTGCGTTTTGGCAATCGACAGAGGAGTTGATCCATCAATTGCCGCAATTCGAATCTCAGGGCGATTGATTGACTCCCAGTTGTCAGCGGGAGTAATGCGCGATTCGTCAGGCCGGACCCAAACACCGACGCCGCTAAAATACACGGGGGCGGATACCGTGGCAGCCTTCCCGCGGCTTGGATTTGCCCAAAGGCCGCCGACGATGTCGTACCGACCAGTGTCCAGTCCTTCGATCAGAGTCGCCCAGCCAACCTCCTCTGCGAATTCAACTCTCAAGCCCGTACGACTCGCGATGTCCTCGAGGAGCGCGGGGAAGATTCCAGTGATTCTCTTGCCGCTAGCATCAACTATCGTGGCGGGCGGATAGGCGACGTACCCCACTCGCAAAGTACCTGTCTGGAGCACTCGGGTGTAAGCGTGCTCCTTGGTCACAGGTCCAGTCGGCGCGACTTGCCAAGTCTTTACTACGATCAGCGACACTGCTAGGGCAACAATCGCCGCAATCACCACGAGCAGGAACGGCGCCGACCTGTTGTTTGGCATGTTTGGGCAACTCCTCTAAACCTTCGACCTGGCGAAGCTCGATGGGGTATTGGCGCTGGCAACCCGTGCGAGCGCATCGGCAATGCTATCCAAGAACTGTCCTCTCGCTCTAATCGCCTCGATTGCCGATTCTAGCGCCTCGCGCTCCACAACAGCGTCATTCCTTACAGTATTAGAGTACAGAGTGGCGCTCAGTGGTCCATGTGTCGCTGAGTCGACCTGAATGTGTCGCTCTATGTACCAGCGAAACATCGACAGGCACGAGTCATTGGGCAAGTTGGTCAGGAGTGTTGATAGCAATCGCGGCACAAGCTCTTCGCGAGCCAGGCACAGCGCTGCAACCCTCGCGTGGATCGGGCCCGTAGCAGACTTGTATGTCGCCTGAACGAACCGTACGGCTGGCGGTGTGGCGCCCACATCGAGCATAGATGGGATCAGGTCGCGAGTGATCCGAAGGCGGGAAAGGAAGGCGTCAATCGATCTCGTCGATGCTCCCGCTTCCTTCATGGCGCCCAGGTAGATCTCAAAGTGACTATGTTTGAGGCCATCTGGGCCAATGTCCGCTTCTTCATCGGCGATGATCGCATTGATCGCTGCCACCGCATCGGTGTCCGCGGGCGGAACCCAAAGGAGCTCGTAGCAACCCAATCCGACCTGGACCGACTTGGCAAGCATCATGAAGTCCCAGACACACCACACATGGTGCTCCATGAACGCGCGAGCACTCTCTAAGTCCACGACCATGGAATAAACATGGTGGTTAGCGACCCTGTCGGCCTCCGCGACAAGACTCACTGAGAGGGCGTCTTTTCGGACTCGCAGGGCGTCTAGAATGCCCTTGAACGGCATCTCTGGGTCGGCCAGAGGCGGGCTGTCAGATGGAGCCATCCCGGTAGTGTACCGGCGTTGGAGGGGCAAGGCGGGTCTCGCGGTACGCGCTGCGGCGTGTCATCCGAGGTCCAGGTTGAGGGCGCTTCGTGCGTCGGCTCTCAGATCCACGGCGAACACCTCAACACCCGCCCCGCCCCCGCGTAAGGACGGCTGCCTTTCGTTCCTTGCCTGGAATCCGAGCCTATTCGACCGACCACGGGTGGTCGCACATTCACCCCCTCTGCGAGGATTCTGCGATGTCGCCGCGACTCGGCCACCACTAGTCCGACGCTTATCTCACGCCGAGCAATGCGACGAGATCGCGAGCATCGTCGCCCGCAGCACCCTCCGACTGCAGGCCCGCATGATTGGCAGGAGCGACGAGCCGGAGGATTCGAACGACCTCGCGCCGACATGGCTCTCAAATCCCTTCTCGGCTCACCCCCTTGTTGACTCGCCTCCGGAAAGAGGTGCGACAACCTTTCCGTACATGCAGATGTAGAGGGATGCCACCCGCCCGTTGACAGCGGGGGCGGAAGGACACCCCCATGCCCGGACGCAGCGGCCCTGCGCGGCCGAGGGCATCACGCGCCCCCACCATCTCGCCACGGCAGCGCCGGAGCGAACTCGCGGCGATCGTCGCGAGCGGAATCGCGCGAGCCATCGCCGCCCGGGCGGAACCTCGCGAAGAGCCGGCAGATCCTGCCGTTGACGGCCTTGCACTCTCGGCGGACTTGAGGCTCAGTGTGCCACTGGCCGTGCCGTTCACGCAGAACGGGCCCGATGTCGGAGAGCACGCATGATCGAAGTCGACTCCATTACCAAGCAGATCGCCGCCCTCGAACGCATGACAGTCGGCCAGCTCCAGAAGCGATACGCCGACGTCTTCGGAGAACCAGCGCGCTCGGGCAACAGGCAGTGGCTCTTCCGCCGCGTCGCCTGGCGGATTCAGGCGCTCGCCGAGGGCGATCTCGCCAAGCGTGCGATCGAGCGATCACGAGCACTCGCGCGCGAACTGGCGCGTGACGCCGATCTTCGCCTTCGACCACCACCGGCCCCGCCACCGACACTTCGGGGCTCTCTCGCCGCCACGGCGCAACTTGCCATCGACCGCGACGGTCGCGTCCCGCCGCCCGGCGCGTTGCTCACGCGCCGCTTCAAGGGCCGCGAGTACCGCGTCACCATCCTGCCGAACGGATTCGAGCTCGACGGCGAGACCTACCGCTCGCTCAGCGCGGTCGCCCACGCGATCACCGGCTCGCACTGGAACGGCATGCTCTTCTTCGGGCTCACGAAGCCCAGGGAGGCGGCAAACTCATGACCAAGCGCCAGCGCGAAGCCGAATCCGATCGCGTGATCCGCTGCGCGGTCTACACGCGCAAGTCGAGCGAGGAGGGCCTGGACCAGGACTTCAACTCGCTCGACGCACAGCGCGAGGCCGCCGAGTCGTTCATCGCGAGCCAGAGGGCTGAGGGCTGGCGCTGCATCCCCACGCGCTATGACGACGGCGGATTCACCGGCGGCAACATCGACCGCCCTGCCGTGCAGCGCCTTCTCGCTGACATCGATGCCGGATTGATCGACTGTGTCGTCGTCTACAAGGTCGATCGCCTCAGCCGATCGCTGCTCGACTTCGCGCGCATGATGGAGTCGTTCGAGAGGCACGGCGTCTCGTTCGTCTCGGTCACGCAGCAGTTCAACACGACCCACTCGATGGGTCGGCTCACGCTGAACATTCTGCTTTCGTTCGCGCAGTTCGAGCGCGAGATCATCTCGGAGCGCACGCGCGACAAGATCGCAGCCACGAAGCGCAAGGGCATGTGGAGCGGCGGGCGCCCGATCCTCGGCTACGACATCGATCGGCTGCCCGGCGGCAACCGACTCGTGGTCAATGCTGCTGAAGCGGAGCGCGTGCGTCGCATCTTCGAGCTCTACCTCGAGTGCGGCTCCGTGTTGAAGACGATGCGACGGCTCGACGAGATGGGCTGGAGGAACAAGTCGTGGACGACCAAGGGCGGCGTGGCCCAAGGCGGGCGGGGCTTTGAGCCCCCGCAGCTTCTTGGTCTGCTGACCAATGTTGCCTACCTCGGCAAGGTGAAACACAAGGACGATGTGTACGACGGACTCCACGACGCGATCGTCGATCAGAACGTGTTCGACCGCGTCGCGGAGACGCTGAAGGCCAATCGCAGCGGTGACGGTCGCGGCAGTGGGAACAAGCACGGCGCGCTCCTCAAGGGGCTCGTGCGTTGCAAGGCCTGCGGCTGCGCGATGATCCACCACTACGCCAGCGACCGGTCAAAGGCGGGCATTGAGAAGCACTACCGCTACTACGTCTGCACGAACGCCCAGAAGCGAGGCTGGAGCGAGTGCCCTGCCCCTTCGCTTCCTGCCCAGGAACTGGAGCGGTTCGTGGTGGACCAGCTTCGATCCCTGGGTCGCGACGACGCGTTGATGGCGGAGGCGGTCCGCGGCGCGCAGGAACAGCTGCGAGAGCGCGTCGACGAGCTGGACGCGGAACGCACGGGCGTCTCCGCTCGACATCTCGCCGCGCGCGATGCACTGCGCGAACTGGTGGACTCTGGCCAAGATCGCAATGGCAGTGCGGCACGTGCGAGCGAGTTGCGCTCCGAGATCGGCGCGCTCACCGCTCAGCAGCGGCGCCTTGATGCTCGACTCACGGCGCTTCGGAACCGCATGCTCGATGAGGATGAATTGGTTGGCGCGCTGGAGGCGTTCGATCCCATGTGGACCGCGCTGGCCTCCACCGAGCGAGAGCGGCTCATCCACCTGCTCGTCCAGAGCGTCGAGTACGACGCCGCGAGCGAGTCGCTCAGCGTGACCTTCCACGCGCAGGACGATGCCACGCTTGAGGAGGTGACATGCCAGACATGACCGTGACCAGGCCGATCCACTTCGCCACTCGATCGCACAGGCGGCGTGAGATCATTGAAGGCGCGCGACCGATCGCCGAAGTCACTGCCGCAGGCCGCGTGCCGCGCATCGCGCGCCTGATGGCGCTCGCCATCAAGATCGAGGACTTGATCGAGAAGAGCGCGATCCCCGATCAGACTGCGGCTGCCCAACTCGGACATGTCACGCGAGCGCGCATGACGCAGATCATGAATCTCCTGCTCTTGGCACCTGACATCCAGGCGGCGATTCTGGAGCTTCCGCGGGTTCGTGAGGGTCGAGATCCGATTGTGGAGACGCACTTGCGGGCGGTGGTCGCCAAGGTCGCTTGGGAGCGCCAGAGACTCCTATGGGCGCGCCTTTCCTCCCCCCACAGCCGTGCTGCGGTCGCGTCCCAAGGTAAACTCTCGCGGCCCCGGGGAGGGGATACAGGGAACAGAGTCCCATGGCCCGTAGAACCACGACAGGTCGATCCGGAACAGTCTGCAATGAAGAGCAGGCCGTGCTTCTCTCTCACCTGCTTGCGCTGAAGAAACCTCAGCTCAAGGAGTTCCTCGACCGGCAGGACATGAAGAGATCGGGGAGCAAGGCAGAGATTCGAGATCGGCTGGACGCCGCGCTGGTCTCCGGCACTCTGACTGCGGAGCAGGTCGTTCAGTTCCTGGATGAGGTGACGCCCTGGGGGAAGCAGCATGTCTTCCTTTACCGAGGACCGACCGATTCCCTCGCCGGGTGGAAGAGCACCGAATCCGTCGAACGGCGACTGAGGGAGCATGGGCAAGACCACCTTTTGAACAGCAGACTGCCGCTCGTGCTCCCGGAGGAGATGACGCTGTCCTCGATTACCCATGATGGCCGCCGCCTACGCGTCACGGCCATCCGGAAGCGACAGTGGAGTGAGCGCCGTCCGGATTACGA